TACTGCGAAGCGATCCTCAAAGGGATTCGGTTCGCCAGCTTCGGATTCCGTGCCGCAGCTGGTCAGCACGGCTGCCAGCATGAACAGCACCAGTACCAGTGAAACAACTCGCATTTTCATTTTTTTCTCCTTTCAGGCGGCCACGGGTGGCCTGTGTGCTGGGCCTTCGTCGTCCCCAGCCTCGCAAACTCACGCCTTGCCTTTTCGTGCCGTTCAGCTTCCTCCATGCAGGACTGCTTCATATCGCATTCGGCGCAGCTATAAATGACAAGGTTCGGGACAGAAAACGCTCCGAAGCACGGCTTGACATTCACACTTTCACACCTCCTGCACCCTCTCAAACGGCTCCGCAAAGTTGATCTCCACACCAGCCTTTTGCAGGGCCTCGTCGATAAGCTCCTCCGTGGTCAGGCGGTTCACGACGTAGTAGTCCATCCTTTTCAGCAGCCGACGATTTCGGATTGTGCCGAAACGGCTAATGTCATGCATTGCGAGGGCCGCTGCCGCGTAGCAGTCCTTGATGACAAACTTCACAGCTGCTTCCCAGCCTGCATTGAAGCCATGCTGATACGTGGTTTCCGCCATCGGGTTTGTTTTGCGGAAGGCCTCAACCTTCTCAGCGAGCTTCTTTTCCAGCCGCTCCTGCTGCCGGGCCTGCTGCCTGGTCATCGTCATTTCCTCCCCACCTCCTTTTGTGAATTGCTTTCATCCGCTGCGAGCTTGCCTCGCGCATGAGGCAGCCACAGGAGCGCGTGTTGTGGTTGTGCAGAAGGTTCTGGCTAAGGACAACAACCTCATTGCCGCACTTGCATCGGCACAGCCACAGGGCATCCGTGTGGCCGGGGCGAACCCTCGACCCTGCTCGGGCGATAACCTCAAGGCGGTCAAACTTCCGCCCGATCAGGTTGTGCACATTGCCCATCGTCACTTCCTCCCGCGGATCACCATGTCGCCGACGGAATAGCGGTTGTAGGTCTCCTCGTCCACGATCCAGGTCGTTGCCTGCCGCCCATCCGTGCTCGTGATGCCCAGCGCGTGCACCCAGGGCGTGTCATCATCCACCGGGAAATATGCCGGGTGGTAGGTCTTGCTGTCAATGTGGCCCGTCATGGGGGCCGGATTGCCCGCCAGCAGGTAGATCGACCCTGCCACGAAGGCCAGGGCCAGCACCAGGCAGATGATGCTGATGATAATATCCTTACTCATTTGTAGTCGTCTCCTTCTCTTTCAGATCGTGACCGGCCTCGAACTCGCGGTACAGGTGGAACCAGTCCTCCAGGCGCATGGTCACGAGGATGTCAGCGTTGTTTTTCTTATGGAATACGGCGGGGAGGTTGCCCTTGCCGCTCGCCTCTGCGTCGCGGATCGCCTGCGCCATCCACTCATAGAGGCTCATTTTTTCGACGTGCTTGGCCTCAACGTGAATGCCGGGCAATCCTACCACGTCGGACGCATCGCCCGTGTTGCCGCAATATTGGGCCGTTCTGCGGGCATCGTAGCCGTACTCACGAAAGCGGGAGGCAAGGGCGCGCTCGAAGCGCTTGCCCTTGTCCCGTGATGCTTTGCCCATTCAATCACCACCTATCTTTTTTCAAATAAAGAACAATGAAAGTAATGCTATATGAAGCACTTGATCTGTTGCGTATGAGATCAGCTTGTACCTTGCTTTGAGCGTGTCGATGATGTAATGGCTAAGCAAGATCACATACATCTGCCAGCACCATCCAAATACAAAACAGAACGGGACTATGTACAAGAATGTGTGGACAAGCATGTGCCATAGATTGATCCCCTTGGTCATGGCGATGTAATCGCCTTGCAGCACATAATCGCCAACGAAATGGCAGATAAGAAGCGCGTAAAGCGAGGGCATAATCGGAACCGTTTTGGTTACATACAGGATGGGATTAGACTCCATCAGGAGCACCACCTTTCAGTAGCTCAGGGTTGTCGTGGATGTTGCCATCAATGCGGTATACAGCATCATGGTACATGTAGTAGAACCGCTTGCGTTTCTTGTCATCAATCCCAAAGGAGCCGTCTTTGAACACGATCACGCCGCGCCCGGACAAGCCGCTGGTGCGCATCTGTACAACGTCACCCTCGAAAATCTTTTTGCCGGTCTTGTCGGTCAGGCCGGTGTACTGGCCCACGGTGGCGGGGTTAACTTGCCCGTAGCTGCCAAGCAGGGAGGAGTCCGGCGTGATGATGCACACGCCGGTCTGCTTCACATCCAGGTTGCCATAAGACCAGCTGCCGTCGTGGAGCTTTCCGCGGAACAGGATTTCACGCATTGTCAGTGCCTCCTCACTCTGCAGCCTTGAAGTTGTAGACCGGACGGATGATGTTCAGAATCTCAACCGTATCGGAGATCAGGGGAACAATCGCATCCATCGGCTTGTACGCAGAGGGTGCTTCGTCAATCGTGTCGGCGCTGACGGACGTGGTATACACGCCATTCATGGTCTGTTTGAAGTCCTCGACGCTCAGATTTTTCCTGGCCTCAATGCGACTCATGAGCCGCCCTGCGCCGTGCGGAGCGGACTGATTCCAGTCGTCATTGCCCTTGCCGAGGCAGATCAGGCTGCCGTCGCGCATGTTCATCGGGATCAGGAGCAATTCGCCAGCCCAGGCAGATACGGCACCCTTGCGGACGATGTTGCTTTCCATGTCGATGTAGTTGTGGATGGTCTCAAAGACATCCAAGCAATTCCAGTCCATTGCATCGACGATGATCCCCGCCATAATGCGGCGGTTGCGCGAAGCATACCGCTGGCATATCTGCATGTCGTGAAGATAATCAAGGCGATCCTGCCCGGTCAGGTAGCACAGCTGCTTCGGTATGATGCCCCATTGGGCATCGCGTTCACGGCTGCTGCGTTCATTCTCAAAGGCAGCAAGAGCCTCGCCGATCTCCTTCTCCCGGCCCTGCTCCTTCAGCTCGCGGATGATTTGATTCCGCCGGTTGGCGAATTCCTCCCGGCTACCATAATGGCGCTCAATGGCAAGCCGCTGGTAGTAGTCCGCCACCTGCTTGCCCAGGTTGCGGCTGCCTGAATGGATAACGAGATAGTGGTCGCCGTCATCGTCCACATCCACCTCAATGAAGTGGTTGCCGCCGCCCAAGGTGCCGATGCTGCGCTCAAAGTAGTCGCCACCGCGCAAGTGCTCCCGGCAGCGCAGGTCTTCCAGCTCAGAGAAACGATGGTGCACTTCATCGTGGGCATTCATGCCGGACGGAATCTTCTCACGGATCACCGCGTCCAGCTTTGCAAAGTCCATAACGCCCTCAACCTGCGTCGTCAGCATGCCGCAGCCGATGTCAACGCCCACAACATTCGGGATCACCTTGTCCCCCAGGTCAGCCGTGAAGCCGATCACGCAGCCTGCACCGGCGTGAACGTCGGGCATGATACGCACCTTGCTGTCAGCGAAAGCAGGCTGCGCCATCAGCTGCTCAATCTGCATCAGCGCGTTCTCGTCGATCTGGGAAGCAAAAATCTTCAAGTCCTTTTCCATCTTTTATTCCTCCGTCAGAAGGGCAGTTCATCGGTTTCCACCGCGGTGTAGCCGCTATTCGGCACCGCAGGAGCGGGAACGGGAGCAGCAGGGGCAGCATAGCCACCGGCGGCCTGTTCGTCGTTGCGGCTGGAAAGGAACTCCACGTCATCCGCCGTCACTTCCAGCTGCACGCGGGTGCTGCCGTCTCCTGCCTGGTATGTACGGTAGCTCAGAGGCCCGGAGACGAACACCTTGCGGCCCTTCGACAGATACCGTGCGCAGTTCTCGCCGAGCTGCCGCCAGGCAGTCACGCGGAAATACAGCGTGTTATCCTGGCCGCCACGCTTCTCATTGACGGCGATGTCGAAGTTGCACACCTGCTCGCCCTTGGGCGTGGCCCGCAGCTCCGGGGGCTTGGTCAGGTTGCCGATCAGGATGATCTTATTCATTCGCACCACCAGCCCTCTCTGCCACCAGGTTGGTGACGGTTTTTCCACCGTTCTTGGTCTTTTCAAGCCAGACCTTGTATCCGTTCTTGACGAGGATCGTCGCCACGGTCAGCCTGTCCTCCGGTTTTTCAATCTGAATAATCATGTTGTTTCATCCTCTCCAGGGAATTCCGGTTTGACCACCCACCGGAAAGGTTCGATGCTTACGAGATAATGACCAGGCTGCCCTCGTCCTCAAGCTCGCGCATCAGGTAGTCACGGATTCTGTTCTTCGCGTCGATCTTCCACGCGCCTCCGTCCGCCTCAAACAGGCCACAGGTCACGCCGCCCGCGGCGTTCTGCTTCATGCGGAAAATGTACTTCGCAGCAGGCTGTTCCACCTCAACGAAGGTGCGATACGCCTGCAACTCGACGGGATTCGGCACCATCGCGTCAGCCTTCGAGGCAACGCCCGTCTTGATGGTGGCCTTCTGCGTCACGCCGTCGTCGCCATACTGAGCAACGGAGCCAGCTTCCACCGTTCCGGCGAACTTCAGCAGCAGCGCACGGTCGGGGCTGTCAACAAACTTCGACTGAAGGTTGATGCAGAATTCTTCGAGGCCGATGAACTCATTGAACCGGAATGACGGCACCTGCGCGGTCACATTGACCAGGTATTCACGCTTCCGCTCGATGTCCAGCACGGAATACAGCTTGACCTCGGTCGGACTGACGATGTGAACGAACGCTCCATCACGGGGATCAAACTTGGACTCGATGTAGTCAATCAGGCTGGAAAGGCTGGTCATGCTGATCGGCTCCGCCTTCGGGTTATGACTGACCCTGTGCAGGGGCTTGTCGGAATAGGTCTCGCCGTTGATTTCCTGGATGTTCGGGTTCGCGAGGCCGACGATGTACTTGATAGCCTTTTCGATCATGATGTTTTCCTCCTATTACTTGTTCGCAGCCGCGCGGAAATCGAGAACGTTGTTGGGCTTGGGCTGTGCGGGCAGGATTTCGCCAGTCTCCTTATCAACCTTGTCGCCGCCGGTGGGC